GGTCACCTTGTGCATCGGTGACTCCTCCCAGATTCGGTCGTTCCACTTGCGCCAGAATAAGGTCACTTTTCACCTCCGTCCAGCTCATTCGAGGCTACATGTCACAGCCAACTTCTCTATCGGTCTCCCAGCTCAGGTTCTCGCACTTGGGAAGACCCTCGGGATCGTCAATAAGGAGGCTATTACGGCAAACCCCAACGGATCGATCGAACTCGTGTCTCAGCCAACAGATTCTGATCTCAACATTGTTTTCAATCGATCGAATAAGGTAGATAATCGCTTCACCGCTCACGAGGCTCAAGGCAGGAGGGCAATATCAACCACGGTCCGAGTTGCAGATGATGAAGTCCATTTCATGCCTCGCTCAGGTCATTTTTGGGTCGCCATCTCTCGTAGCACTGGTTACACCGCTCTCCATTGTGCACCCAAGGCCCTTATTAGTCTGCTCGAGGCTTTGAGTATCGTCGACGGTTGGGATTCGCCCCGATACATTGGTGTTGTCGAGGAGATCCGCGCCGGCATTCCAACGTGCGAGCTTGCTCGGGATCGGCAGACAACTGTTTACTCGGAGCTGGTTTCTGCTCGCGATCGTGCAACAGATGCGATTGAGACCCTGGTAACGAGTCGTCTCCCGACAGATTATGACCCCACTCCTGCCCCGGTCCGCATCTACGATATCTCGCGCTCTCAGGTCAATGACGCTCTCTCGATGATAAACTGCAATTTCGAGGGTCGCACTTACTACGATGTCGTGGATTCGATCGAGAACTTCTCTCTACCAGGCGATCCCACTGTTAAATGCTCTTTTCGTCTCGATCTGCAAGCGACTCAGACTTCTACTTCGAGCGTGCTTCAACCAGCCGGCATTCTGTTCGCTAGCGATGATACTAAGACAGAATTATTCACCATCGATTCGAGGTATCTCGCGAACGAGCCGCTCGAAGTCCCAAATCAGTACGACCTCGCTACTGAGATGTTTCACGATCTCACAGCTGCTTGGTTTGATCCAGAGAAGACAACCTTCCTCGCGCAGACTCGGTCAGCTTCCTTTCATGAGTGGCTTAGTTCACGTGATCCTGGAGTGTTCAGAGCTGGTTTCGACATGTTCTTAGAGACTCGGTTCACCGCTGAATTCCACAGCTTTCTTAAAGCTCATGCCAAGGCCAAGAATTCTGCCGGTTTCGGGCTCGCTCTCGAGAAGGGACAAACCATCGCCGCTGGACCTCAATCGTACAACGCTGCTTTTACGCATCATAATCGGGCACTGACGTCGGCGCTTCAACAAGTACTCCGCGATAATGTGTGTTTGGACATCGGCTACGCTGATCGCGATTTTGAAGCTAAAGTTCAAAGAATCGGTGCTTACGATCTTGTCAACACCCAGATCGATTTATCCTCACAAGATAGTACGCATCGCGAGTGTCACGTCCTCGTTCTCCTCTTCTTACTGGCTCTACTTACCGATGCTACTCCCGAGGAACTTCAATTCTATTACACTATGCGGGCTAAGTTTATCGTTCG